ACGACGTACCAAGTTTGGGGTACCAACACGTTCAAACTCGTTCATCTCGACGTTATATATTATTATATATAGTATTTATAAGGGCTTTTTCGGGTTTTAGCGGTACCAACCCTAGCATGACCGGCGATCGTGGCCCTCAGAGCCTCTCAGGGGTGTTTATGGCGGTGTTTTGGGGTGGTTGTGGGGCTGTTATGCTATGTCCAGCGTGTGTGGTAGTTAACATAATGTATACACACCCATTGAGCCTGTTCATGTAGTTAACATAAGGTTGATTATAGGAAGTAAGAACACCTAACCCTATATCCTGCAATAGTTTATGTGGCATACCATACGGGGGTTAATATTCCAATGGGAGGGGGTGCCTCACCCCCCACCCCGGTGTTGATATAGATATACTACCCCCCACTAAATCGCAACGATTTTTCGGAAATGGTTATGTTTTATGTTCAGTTTTGTGAACATATGCTTATATAAATAAACACTTGACAAGTTAACATAATATCTATATACTATATGTAGAATGACGGATACTACATCTGGTGTAAAGTCTGGCAAATCCTATAGTAGGCGGCCTGGTAGGAAAGGTCGTTCCGCGGTAGTTACCCACCCCGACGGTACCACGTCGACAGACCCTAAGGAAGAGAAGCGGTTGATAGAGGTTTTGAATGAGATAGATATTTCTAATAAGGAGAAGCTGTCTTCTGCTTTGGAGGGGATTATCAAGAAGAGGTTGGTTATTGAGGACAAGATGCTTCAGGATTTATGGGTTGCGTTGTCAGCGGAGCAGATAACGGTTGATGAGGCGATAGGGTATTTGAAGAATATTACGAAAGACTCGACGGGGGAATTGATAAAGGTCAAGCGGTTGAATGACGGTGAGAAGGACGGCAGCACGCAGCAGTTGGCGATTATCAATTATTTGGGTGAGGATGGGTTCAGGGAGTTGCAGGGCAAGTTGAGGAAGGTAGTTGATTACGGGAGCGGTGGGAATGGTCGACGATGAGATAGACGAGCAGGCATCGGTTCTGAACGATGAGCAAAAGAAAGGGTTGATACGCCTGTTCGCTGAGGACATTGTAGCGTTCAGTCGGTATGTATGCAAGGATGTTATTCACCGCGAGGGATGTATGAGATGGCGTTGAATAATGACAGGGTGTTGATAGCGGCACCGAGGGGGTTCAGCAAGTCGACGATACTGGCGCGGATATACCCGTTATGGTTGGCGGTGTTCGGGTTGAGGAAGGATATATTGATAATATCAGCGTCGGAGGGGTTGGCGATTGAGAACTTGCGTTATGTGAAGATGGCGGTTGAGAACAATCCGTTGTTACGTGAGTTGTTCGGGGACATGACAAGTGATAAGTGGCGTGAGAACCATATAGAGCTTAGGTTGTTCAACGGTGACAGGGTAACGTTACGCGCGAAGGGTGCGGGCGGCCAGATACGGGGGTTCCGTCCGGATTGTCTGATATTGGATGACTTGGAGACGGATGACAGTGTTGAGAGCGAGGAGCAGCGCAAGAAGCTTAAGGATTGGGTGTTCAAGGCGTGTTTGAATTGTTTGTTGCCCGGTGGACAGTTGGTTGTTATCGGGACGATACTCAGTCAGTTATCGTTGTTGCAGGATTTGCTTGAGACACCGAACGGATGGTCGAAGAAGAAGTATAAGGCGTATCTTGACGGGGAGATGAAGCCGGGTAAGGAGTTATGGCCTGATGAACGTCCGCATGAGTGGTTACAGGAGAGGAAGAAGGAGATAGGTTCGAACCGTTTTAGCGCGGAGTTTATGAACGACCCGATGAGCGATGAGGCGGCACCTATCAAGGATGAGCATATCAAGTATTGGGGTGATGAGTCCTCTGGTGGAGTTCCGTTACCGAAGCATATGAACGCGGTCATTGCTGTTGACCCGGCGTACAGTGAGGATGCGAAAGCGGATTATAAGGTAGCTGTATTGGTAGGGATTGACACGAACCAGAACAGGTACTTGTTGAATTATATCAGGAGCCATCAACCGACGGGTGAATTCATGCAGGCGATAATTAATATGTGGCAGTTGAACAGGAATATGGTGACATCTATCGGTATTCCGTCAAGCGGAACGGAGCGCGAGTTTTTCAACGGTGTCGTGAGGAAGTGTGACGAGCTTAAAGTTTCTCCTCCCTTGGTTGAGCTTACGAACACTTTCATCACGGCGTCCGGCTCTTCGGTGAGGATGAAGAAGAACAGGATAATCGCGGTCTTCGGTGAGGATGAAGAAGAACAGGATAATCGCGGCGTTGCAGCCGTTGTTCGAGAACGGGAAGTATTATATCGGCGTCAACCATCACGAGGCGAGGGAGGAGCTGTTAACTATCGGCAACAGCCGGTGGGACGATTTGGTGGACGCGATGGCTTATGCTGAAAAAATCATAACTCCTGTTTACTATTCGGATGATATAGGATATGATAATGATATGAAAGGAACCACCGCGATGGCTGGGGCGTGTGAAGGATATGGAATTGAGTATTAGGTTTCTAGTCGAGGTAATTTTTTGGATAACGATAGTGCATTTTATAATGTTTATCATCTATTGTTTTGCTGATAGTAGATGGGATGAGTGAGGAGGTTACTATGCCGGATATAAGACCAGGAGATAAGGTTAGGTCACAAAGCGGTCAGACGATACGTGGCGGCGGACCGTTACGCCATAAGCTGAACAAACGCGCGATGCGCATGGCGGCTACTTCCCCCTCGGGAACGAAGGGTAAGGCGTCACAGGGCGTGAAAGACCGCAATGGTAAAATGAACGTGACTTATGACACGACCATGAGTAATACTTTGGGGTGAGATATGCCGAAAGGTGTTGGATATAAAGGTTCGTCTAGACGGAGGAAGAAGAGCAAGCGTCGCAAATAATTTATAGTCCGGCCTGGCCCGCCCGGATTACCAACAAAATATAAAGAGACATTACCTGCGCAGGGGTAGTGTCTCTTTTTTGTTGGGTTTTGATTTTGGAGGGATTATGCCTCTACCAGTAGGAACAAAGTTCAGGTTTAGAAAATTGAAGGATGGACGCAAGCAAAGGCTTGCTATTGATAAGGACGGAAATGTTATTGAAGTTGTCACGTTCGGAAAGGGCGGCAAGAAAAGTAGTAGTAAACGGTTAAGACCTAAAAGGTAGGTTTTTATGGTAAGGAAGACATTCAGCGAAGACACAATGGATAGCACGGTTCCCGTAGACCCTGACGCGAGAGATCAGCGCATGGCTGATTTGTTCGGTGTTGTCGAGGGGTTTGTTGAGGATTCTGAAACGCAGAGGAGTGATTGGGAGAAAAGTCAGGAGAAGTGGTTCAAGCTTCGTATGCGCCGCAAGAAAGCGAAGACGTTCCCGTTCAAGGGTTCGTCAAATCTCAGGATGCCTACTGCTGAGAAAAATATCCGTAAGATAAAGGCGGGGGTTATGGGTATTATATTCGGAACGCGTCCGATTGTTCAGGTTCTCCCGTCACCGTCTACCACCCTTGAGAGGGCACAGAAGATAGAGAAGTTTCTCGACCATCTTGTAATGAATGTTATCAAGATAGAGAACATTGCTGAGATAGCCGTCGACCAGTCTCTTGAGAAGGGGTTCAGTTTTATAAAACCGTTCTGGCGTCGTGAAGTTATTGAAAGGGAAGAGAATTTTAATCTTGAAGAGATGGCTTTGGCCGATGCTATCGCTCTTTTATTCGCGCAGAGAGAACAGGTTGTACCGCTAGTGATACAACGGTTTGATATTGATATGCATAACGCCGTTGCTGATGAAAATTTAAGGGTTATACAGTCCACACTTGATGACATTGTTGATAATGGGCGTACTAAAGTTACCTTTGTCGTTAAGGATGTTGTTTACGATTTCCCTGATGTAGCGTACATATCACCGGAAAGGGTATATGTTCCAGTTAAGGTTCAGGAGACGGTTAACATAACCCATGAGCTGTTTGTTCCCTTAGAGCAGATTAAGCGCGACGCCGAAAGAAAGGGTTATGACAAGTCTGTTATAAACGCCCTTGAGGGAATGAGAAATATCAATGTTGAGGATAAGGACAGCGATGTTCGTAAAGATGAGAAAGAGGGGATAGAAAGAATACAGAACCCGTCGGGTCTTGTCAGGATGTGGGAGACGTATGGATGGTTCGATGTTAATGGTGACGGGAATGTAGAGAAGTCTCTAATCACATCTTTCCCGGATTTTAAGTTGATAGCTCGCGCCGTTAAGCTGAACAATCTTTCTGGGAAGTATCCTTTTGTCAAACTTTTCTATGAATTGAATGACGATAGATGGTTCGCTCATCGCGGTGTTCCTGAGATGCTGGAAGATATTATTAAGGAGATTGATGTCCAGCATAATATGAAGATTGATGCGCAGACGATACGCAACGCGCCGATGTTCGTTTATCGTAGCGGGATGATAAATCCCAACCTTGTCCGTATGATACCCAACCAAGGGATTCCGGTCAACGGACTTCAGCCACTTGGTGATACGATACAGGCATTGAATTTTCATAATCCTAACGTGGAGTTTTCTTATGAAAGAGAACAACAGCTTTTGAACCTTGAAGTTCAGGAGACAGTTGGACAGGTAGATTTTTCTCTACAGTCCGTTATTAACAAGCGGCAGCCAAGAACACTTGGTGAGGTGCAACAGCAGGTCGCCGCAACAGGTCAAGTGTTCTCGATGGATGCTAAGCATTATATAACAGGGTTCTCAGAGCTTTTTAATATGATACTTGAGCTTTGGTCACAGTTCGGGCCGGACAGTTATGAGTTTACTTACTTCGGAAATAATTCCGGTGGGGAGACAATTAAGCTTACAAAAGAAGAGGTTCAGAATAAATATACCATCATAGTTCGCGGTAACGACCAAAGCCTTAACCCCAATGTTAAGATAGCTAAAGCCGACAGGATATTTGCTTTTACAACCAACCCGTTGTTGATTCAGCTTGGTATTGTTAGTCCTCAGCATATTGCAAATGCGTTGAAACGATCTTATCAGGCGATGGATATAGAGGCACCCGAAGACCTGATGAATTCACAGCCACAGCCGGTACAGGATGACCCGAAGAAGCAGATAGACCCAAGGATATTTGAGAAGTTAACAGAAGAAGAGCAGGCACAGGTTATTGCTGCTTTGGGTATAAGACCGGATATAAATGACAGACAGCGTCGAAGACTTCAAGACATCATTGTTGACTCAGCGGATGCTGCCAGTAAAATCGGAAGTGATGGAGGTGGTAATGGACAGGCAGAATAAGATGACAGAAGAGGAGAAGCGTCACCGTATAGTCCAGCTTGAGACGGTTATCAACGAACTTGAGCATAATACGGCTTTTAACATTGTCATTGAAGATAAGAAAAGAACGATTGAGTTTTGTGACAATGCGTGGCATTTTCTTGATGTCAGCAATGAGGAGCAGCTGAAGAAGTTTCTTGAGTTGAAGTATGCGAAGCACGGAGCGGTTAACATTATCAACACGATTGATATTTACAAACAGGAGTTACAGTCATTAAAAGAGGAAGAGTCTGATGAGCAACGGGGATACGTCCAAGACGAATGATGAGGAAAAGCCTGACGTAAGACGGGCTAAGGATATTACAAGAGAAGAGCTTGCCAAGATGGTTATGGAAATATCCGAGATAGAGGGGGCTGGTGTATTTCGGGAGAGTGACGGAACCATTTCTTTTAATGGAATCAATCAGAAGACCTACAACGAATTCAGGAAGAGACAGGGATTACCGCCTAAAGATGTCAGGCAGATTACTGTTGGTGAAACGCTGGATTTAGTTGACAAGGAGTTTATAAACAGGAACGGGATTGAAAATGTTCCTATAGATATTCTCCCTATTGTTCTTGACACATCATTTAACAGTGGCCCGACAATAGCCGCAAAGCTTTTGCAACGAACGGTAGGTGCCGATGAGGACGGGATTATCGGACCAAAGACAATGGACGGTTTGCAGGAATATAGAAGAGAGAATAATTTTATCAACGGATTTTCTGAAACAAGAACGGATTTTGTGTTGAATGCGAAATCGCAATCTATCGCAGACAACAGAAAGGGGCTTGTCAACCGTGTACAACGTGTTAAGCAACGCGAGCTTGATAAGCTAAATTCGGGTAACGGCGTAACCGTAAATCAGTAACAATCGAGTGATGACGTAATCATCAGGAGGTAACAAATGGGTGACAAAGAAGAACAATCGACTGGCGGCGTAACCGCTGAAGAAGAACAACAGGGGCAGGCGGCTCCCGAAGAGAGTGAAGACCAGCAAGACCAAGAACAACAAGGTATTGAGGGTCAACCACCGGGTCAAGGCGTAACTGAGGATTCTCAACAAAAGCCGCAGGATGACTACTTCAAAAACAAGGCATTTGAGTTCGAGCGTAAATACAATCGAACCGCTGAGGAACTTGCTGAAATCAAGGAGATGATTAAGTCCCAGCAATCCAATACACAGCAACAACCTCAGTATAGCGAGGAACAGCTTAGAGCCGCTCTTTCTTCAGAGACACTTACTCCCGATCAACGCGCTTTTGCTCAGAACGAGTTAAAGAAGATTGAGGATCAGAAGCTTGAAGAGAGAGATAAACGTCTTATTGACCAGATAAGAAATGAGAACCAGTCCCAAATGCTTAAACAGCAGGCGGAGCAACAGGTTCTTAACGACCCTCGTTTTCAGGAAGCTTTTGTCAAGTTGCCGAACGGTCAGGTTCAGTGGAAACAGGACAGCGTTCTTGCACAGACGATTGGTGCTTACATGAACGACCCAAGACTGAAAGACCAACCGGACGCGGTGTTGATTGCCGCTAAACTGGCTTACAGTGATATGCAAGCCAGCCAAAAGGAAAAGGAGCTTGGCAAAGTGAAGAGAGAGAATGAGAAGCTTAAAGGTCAGACGATGACTGAGGGTGGCGGGAAGAATTTCAATAAACCCGCAGAAGACCCGCTAAGAGAATCTATTACACGGCTTAAAACAGGTAAGCCGGGAGATAAAAAAGCGAGTACCTCAGCGGTGAGAGAGTTTATACGCCGACGCAATGCCATGAAATAATAAGGAGGCTTGAGTCATGGCAACCCAAGCATGGTCGTATGACGACAACCTTTTGAGGGAGGATCTGTTAGATTTGATAACAAATCTCACCCCTCAAGAGACCCAGTTATTCAGCGGTCTTGGGACAGCTGAGGCAAAAAGTATCCGTCACGAGTGGGGTAAAGATACTCTTGACACTGTAGGCGATAACGCTATCGCTGAAGGTGCCGAGTCATCTGATCGGACGTTAACCAATCCCACCCGTCTTATAAACTACACTCAGATTCTTGAGAAAGTTTATAATGTAACGGATACGGAGCGTGCTGTAGAATCTGCCGGATTCGAGGACAGGCTTGCATATGAAGCTGACAAAGCATTTCGCTCTTTGGCGAATGATATTGAATACGCTTTAGTGCGAGGCTCTCTCGTTTGTGGCGACGGTTCTACCGCTCGCAAGCTTAAAGGTGTCAAACGATGGTTTTCAAGCAACAACTACACGAATCCATCCGGTGTATCTTTAAGTGAAACTATGCTGAATGATTACTTTCAGGAGGTATGGGACGATGGAACAATGGTAAATGCGGTTTATGCGCCAATGAGATTGAAGCGGCGCATTTCTGGGTTTACCGCAGGTAGCACAAAGAACGTAGATGCTGAGGATCGACGTTTGTTTAATGCTGTTGACATCTATCAGGCAGATGCGGCGCAAAACGTACGTCTGTTCGCTCACAGATACGTTACAGTAAGTGCAGACACTAACCATGACCTTATTGGTATCAATGAGGACTTGTTTAGACTAGCTTACTTACGAAGGCCGATGACAGAGCCTTTGGCTAAAACTGGTGATCGAACTCGTGAGCGAGTTGTTACTGAGTTAACACTCGAATGTCATCACGAAGACGCTGGTTTCTGGACTGAAGGCGTTCTATAAACGGAATGGGGCGGGCTAATAACCCGCCCCTCTTCTTATGACGTTAGTAAAAGGTTCGAGAGAAAACGCGGTACATTCACTTATTAATCTTTGGCTGAAAGATAAACGCAAGTCCTGTGTTTATTGTAGCCGAACAAAGTTCTTTGAAGATTGTCGTGATTGCGGCGGCATTGACCCGCCACTGGCAACAAACAAAGAAATCCTTGCCGGGTTTAATCAAGAGCTTGAGAAAATACGCGATACGCGAAAGAACGAATACGCATCTAATGATAAAAAGGATTTGAGGTATGCCGTTTCAATGCCAGTTGGACTATATCAGTTTTTGTCAACGGCATTTAAGAATATGTACGGAGAAGATTTGTTTAATGACAAGTATGATATTAATTGGTTTATGAAAAAATTCGGAAAATATTTTGCCATACCGGAGAAGATATGAAAAACCTTACTCTTGCTATTATTGCCAAAAATGAAAATGATCAGCTAAGACGTATAGCGAAGGACTACGGAAAGTATTTTGAAGAGATTGTCGTTGCGTACGACTCTAAACCCATCCCAAAGATAGATGGCATACGTTTTGTTGAGTATAAATGGCGAGATGATTTCAGTCATAAGAGAAACTTTCTTGCCGATAATATCAAGACAGATTATTATTTCAGGATGGACACAGATGATGTTATTATCAATCCTGAGAATATAGGAAAAGTATTCAAGAGAGCTGAAAGCACTAACGCTGATTGCATTTATTTTCCCTATATATACGGTCAGGACGAGGACGGCAACTGTATAGCAGAGCATTGGCGTGAGACAATAATCAAGAGAAGAAAAGGAATATATTGGAAGAAGAGGGTTCATGAGAATATATTTGTTGAAGATCAATCAACTTTTAACGGAGCAAAGGACAGCTCTGTAAAGATTTTGCACAAATCAGAGCTTGGTCATGCCGAGAAGTCGTTTGAAAGAAATTTCAAGATATTGCTCGAAGAGTTTAATGAAGATAAAGAGAACTGTGACCCGCGAACAATAGCATATCTTGGAAGAATGATGATGGGGCTAGGCAGATGGGATAAAGCAGTTCATTTTCTTGAAATTCTTATAAACAAATCGGGATGGGAAGATGATAAGTATTTTGCCTATACTGAGCTTGGATTTTGTCATATGCAAATGAAACAGTATCAGAAAGCAATATCGGCTTGTCTTGAAGCTATGGTGATAAATCCCGATTATCCGGATGCTTACATATGTATGGGCGAGGTTTACATTAATCAAAAAGATTTTAAGAAAGCAAACAACTGGCTCCTTAAAGCCACGTCTGGTAAAAAGCCAGACACAATGTATGTCATGGATCCGTCTCGTTATACTGTGAGATTAACAAGTGACCTCGCCATGTCTTTTCTTGGAATGGGTGA